ATTGCACGGCAATCTGTAGATCAATGTTATTGACCCCAGATATACCGAACGCAACGGGGACTGACTGGAAACCTACACATGCTCCAGCATCCGCAGTATCTCCAGCTACTCCCATAATCGTGAAGTTCTGTTCTGACATATTAGAACCGAGTAAACGGCAAACAACCTGGTATCCCTTGGCGTTGGTTGTGTCAAATGCACAATCGACCCTGCTGATCCTGGTTGATCCCTGGGGCACCTGGATATTACCCAGGTTGCTACTGTTCATATTGTCGGTTAAAGAAAAGTATTCTTTATCCGTGGGCGTGCTATCGAACGATCTCTGAATAGTTGTTACCATTGTGATTTACCTCTATAGTGTAAAGTAGAGGGATTTTCCCCCTAGCTTTAGTCGTGGAAATTGCTTTCGTGCTACAGCTCCTAATAGAGCAGTAGTTCCAGCAACCACTAATGTTTTTCTCCCTGCGTCGGATGCAATCATACTGATCGCGTTTCCCGCCAGGGTATTGAAGGCGGTCCCGAGTTGACCGTCTGTTATGTCCTTGATGACTCCTTCGGTTGTAACTGCAACAGGAAATCCGTTTTGTCCTGACATAGTTGTACTGCCTGCGTTTAGGTATGCTGCTATGGCAAGGCCTGAAGCCATGCCCGTGATTGAGGGATGTGGGGTTCCTTTCATATATTTGCTCCTTTTTGGATTATTTTTTGGCTTGGTGTATGCCCGACGTGCTGTTTTCCTCACTTGTCCTTTTCGTGTGGATCTCTTCCCGTTTGTGCGGGCTTTAGACGCCTTGTAGGACTTTTCGGAAATTAATTTGCCGTCGCGGAAATACATTCGACGGCCATTGGCTCCTTTCCGAGTGTACAGTCCGACAGGCACGTCATACTAATTTATGTGGAGCTACTTAAACGGGGTCAGTGGTTACACTCAAAAACTCTATACTACGATCACAATACACACAATAAAAAGCAGTTGCCGTTTGCATTCGGTCCATTATTCTATGACAGTCTTTACAACGAACCGTTATTATATCTAAAATCTCTTCCCTGGCTTTATTCTGATAGTTATTCATCTACGCCTGGATATTTCATCTAACATTCTGCAATGATCACAATGATAGAACTTATCACAATGACATTTACAACGGGAACCTTCCCAATCTGATATTATAATCATAAAGAACTCATTCCAGGATAACGGCCTGCGGTATGGTTCCTTATCTGGAGATCTAAGACTCTGGGGTGAAGCCTGGTCATGAATAAATTCTTTGTAGCTTTCCAGCTTGACCATAACTTCAGGGTGAAGCCTGATCACCTTTCTCTTTAGCTTAGTCGGCATGGATATTGTGCCCCTGGTAACATTCGCGACAGTTACCTGTACTGGTCAAACCAATATTTCCACACTTCAAACATTCCACATCATCATACCTGAATTCTTTACGATACATAAAGCTCACAGGGGGGAACACGGTATAAACCACTTAGGGCAATAGAGCTCTAGCTTCTTTTATGTATATATTACTAGGTACGGAGTCTTATTATTCTTCTTCTTCTTCTTCTTCTTCTTCTTAGGTTTATATACAAAACATGATCTAATCGATTTTTAGAGCCATTACTCCAGGTGTTTTGATGCCAACTAAAAGCTAGGGAGCCTTGTTCCCCCCCGATTCATGGATTTTTGGTGCTTTTAGGTGCGTTACTTTTGCAGACCCATGCCAAGAATTTGCTCTTTGGTGCCAATTGGTTGCTTTTTGGCCGCTTCAGTGATGGCGGGTAACAATTTGGACCCTAATGCTTGAATATACCAGGGCTGTCCTTCCAATTCACTGGTAATACTATGCAAAAGAGAAAGTTGGCCGCCCTCATCCGAGTTTTTCAATTCTTTAGCGGCATGCCCCATGGCTCCACTCCAAAACTTTTGAAAACTCTCGCGCGCTTGAGGGAGCATAAATTCCTCAAAATCAATTAACATTTGTTCTCTAATCTTTTTAGTGATCACATCCAGGGAGGATAGTAAGGTCTCATCACTTTCGGATGACATCAACCAAGACTCTATTTTTTTCTGAGTTTTCAAAGGGATCCATATTGTATAAATTGCAAAATATAAAAAGAAGGAAAAAATCCAGATCATAAAGAATTGTTGATCGGTCATATTCCAAGTGCCTGTCTAACTCTCTCTTCAATTACTTTCCTGGCATATCCTTTGGAAACCAGGCAAGCAGTGATCCAGGGCCAAGCCGTGAATTTATTGTATAGGATCCCCAGGGTAACTTTAGCACTCTGTTTACATTCGGCATAGTCCGAGAGGAATTTGGCTTCATCTACTACACCAGGTATAACTTCACCCAGTTCTTCTTTAAGTTCTTCTATTATTTTTTCTGCGGATGGCACATCTATATCTTTTAGGAATTTTATAACATCATCTAAAACGTCAAGACTTTCATCTATTGAATGATAGATTGATGCTAAGACCACGGGTTGAGGTACATTGAGATCTATTTCGAAAGGCATCGGTTCAGCCAGGGCAATTAATTTAGATACGGCATCCGCTCTTTTATCAATCTTAGCAAAACCTAACCACAATCCAAAAATGACAACGGGTTGCATAATAGAGACAATGGCAGGGAGGTATCTATTCCACTTTATTCCCTTCATCAAATCTTCCAAATCCTTTGGAAGTTTCATACTCGATACCCCGTTAATATGCAAGTGATGAATCCATTATCATTACTCTCCAGGGCTTGAACCTTAACGGTTGAATTGGGCGGAATCATAAATTCAAACATTTTAGGTTGAGTGCCTAAATTATCTGCCGTGACTATTGTTTTTTCAACGAATAAGGCCACGCCATCCACATTGATCGTATACGAAATAAATTCGGTTGCACTGATCCCTGTCCAGTCCACACCTAAAGTTATCCTGGTTAAATAAAATGCTGACGGGTTAGTATAGGATAATAGGGTAACTGCGGAAGCAGTGAGAGCCTGGCTTCCGCTCCACCCGTAAATATTACCACCCTTAGCCCTCGAGACTGACTTAGAAGCGGCGAGGGTCATGCATCAACTATCTTGCCAACTAGAGTTCCTAAAGCCGAATTACCGCCGCCTGTGGCCTGACACGTTTGTTTAAAATGAGTTAATGGAGGTATGATCATGCGGCCAATCCAACCCTGGAGCCCAGTTTTGGAACTGTCACTCTCACCCTGTAATACCAGGGAACCGTTGAAGTACCATTTAGTGGTCTGGTTATCCCCTGTATCTTTAGTAACTGCCCTGGAATCTACTACAACATCCAATATCTGTTTACCAGTATTAAACTCGAGCATTGTAGTTTCTGTGTTAGCATCCCCAAGACCCGTAGATCCTGAGTAGGCATAGACATACTCACCTACAACTGAAAGCCCTAAGTTAGGACCGACAAACTGAGCATTGGAACTTATCTTTGTTCTAGCCATTCAAGGCTTACTCGAAGTAAAGAGTTACGGACCCAGAACTTGCCGATGCACTGCCGCCTGATGCGAATTGCACGGCAATCTGTAGATCAATGTTATTGACCCCAGATATACCGAACGCAACGGGGACTGACTGGAAACCTACACATGCTCCAGCATCCGCAGTATCTCCAGCTACTCCCATAATCGTGAAGTTCTGTTCTGACATATTAG